TGCTTACGCTAAGAATGATCCTGCTGCTTCTCTCTCAATCGGTAGCACCGTTCAAGCAGACGATAACCTCTTCTTCAACCAAGCAAGTGGTGCCGTTGCAAACTCTTCCATCTATGCAACTGGTGTAGATGCAGTTACTGCTGTTGACTGGTATGATTCACAGCAACTGCCTATTGAAAATGGCACAGTATTCTGGAAAGCAATTGCTCCTAGACCAGTTTCTAACAACTACGTTTCTGAACGTGGTGGATATAACGATGGCATGAACATCTGCATCGTTGATGATGAAGGTACTGTCACTGGTATTCAAGGTAATATCGTTGAGAAGTTTAACTCTCTGTCTAAGGCAGTCGATGCTGTTTCTTCTGTAAATGCTCCTCAGAAGGTCTGGTATAAGGACTTCTTGGCAGACTTCTCTGAATATGCATATGCTGGTTTCAACCCATCCAGCGATGAGGATTCTTTCCACGGCACTGTTCCCAGAGCAACTGGATTCTCTACTCACTTTACTCCATACACAACTGGTGAAGGTCTGTGGGGACAAAATGCTCAGGGTATCACGTTTGCTGGTCTAGGTAACGTAGGTTACGGATTCAGTGGTGGTGTTGATTACAGTGCCACTGGTGGATTTAAAGCAACCCTTGGTGATTTGATTACTTCCTACAATCTCTTCAAGAATAAAGAAGAGATCGCAGTTGATTATCTGATCATGGGTCCTTCTATCAACGGTGTTGAAGAGTCACAAGCTAAGGCAAACAGACTCATCTCGATTGCCGAAGCTAGACAAGACTGTGTTGCAGTTGTTTCTCCACACAGATCTGGTGTTGTTGGTGTTATCGATGATGACACTCAGGCATCAAACATCATTAAATTTGCTAACGGAGTCAAGTCTTCCTCCTACGGCATCATTGATTCCGGTTATAAGTATACTTATGACCGCTTTAATAACACCTTCCGTTATATCCCAACGAATGCTGACGTTGCTGGTCTTATGACCCGCACTAACATTAGAGCATTCCCTTGGTTCTCACCCGCTGGTCAGCAGCGTGGTGTACTGAACAATGCTGTTAAACTGGCATTCAACCCCAACCAAAATCAAAGAGACGAACTGTATCAGGCACGTGTAAACCCAATCTCGTTCCAACCTGGTATCGGTATCTTGCTCTTCGGTGATAAGACTGCCCTTGGTTATGCCTCCGCGTTCGATAGAATCAACGTTAGGCGTCTGTTCCTTACTGTGGAACAAGCCTTAGAGGGAGCTGCCAAAGCTCAACTGTTTGAACTCAATGATGAAATTACCAGAGCGAACTTTGTCAACATCGTAGAACCTTATCTGCGTGACGTTCAGGCGAAGAGAGGAATCTTTGACTTCCTCGTTATTTGTGACGAAACAAATAACACTCCTGACATTATTGACAACAACGAGTTCAGAGCGGACATCTTCCTGAAACCCGCCAAGTCTATCAACTATGTCTCCCTCACCTTCGTTGCCACCCGAACGGGTGTCTCCTTTGAGGAAGTCGCTGGTAGAGTCTGATCCATTCCCTAACGAAGATTTCTAGGAGCATAGCAAATGGCCGAAGCACCAAAAATTAAAACTCTATCAAATTTTAAATCGGTCCTCAAAGGGGGCGGCGCACGCCCCAATCTATTTGAGGTAACCATTCCTGAATTCCCCGCTTATGTTACTAAGGACGGGGAAATGCTGAAAGACCTTTCCTTTATGTGTAAGGCAGCAAACCTTCCTGCATCTAACGTTGCATCTATCGATGTTCCTTTCAGAGGTCGCACTCTGAAAGTTGCTGGTGATAGAACGTTCGATCCTTGGACAATCACCGTTATCAACGATGAGGACTTCAAGATTCGCCATGCAATGGAAATGTGGATGAATGGTATCAGCAAACTCTCCAACAACACTGGCGCATCTAATCCCAACACCTATATGGTAGACGGTTATGTCTATCAATTAGGTAGAGGTTCTAGTGGTCAAATTGAAACCACTACCGCTGTTCCTGATGCAGGAGCTGGTAGAATCACAGAAACAAAAGCAAACGTTCTGAGATCATATCGTTTCTACGATATCTTCCCAACTGCTGTTTCTGAGATCGCACTTGGTTACGATACTGAGAACACTCTTGAAGAGTTCACTGTTGAATTCCAAGTTCAATACTTTGAAATTGCTGGTGGTCCTGGATCACTTAACTAAATAGTTAATAATTAAGTCGCACAATATAATGGCGAAACTATTTGGTTTTTCTATTGAGGATTCTGAACAAGAATCTAAATCAGTGGTCAGTCCTGTTCCTCCTTCACAAGAGGACGGGAATGACCACTACATTACGTCTGGATTTTTTGGGTCATACGTTGACATTGAAGGAACATTTAAGAATGAAGTCGAACTAATTCGACGTTACAGAGAGATGGCACTTCACCCTGAGGTAGATAGTGCTATCGAAGATATTGTAAATGAAGCAGTTGTAAGTGATCTTAACGATAGTCCCGTAGAAATTGAACTATCTAATCTCAACGCTTCGGAAGGAATCAAAGGAATCATAAGGAATGAGTTCAAGAATATCAAAGATCTTTTAGATTTTGATAAAAAATCTCATGAAATTTATCGTAACTGGTATGTTGATGGTAGATTATATTATCACAAAGTAATTGATTTAAAAAAACCAGAAGAGGGATTGAAAGAACTTCGTTATATTGATGCAGCAAAAATGAAGTTTGTGCGTCATGCTAAGAAGCAATCAAAAGATCTAGGTGTTCAAGCAAGAGTAAGAGAACTTACATCTCAGGAAATGGCTTTCCCAGAGATTGATGAATACTTCATTTACACACCGAAAGCAAATTATCCCACTGGAAATCCAGCAGCTGCTGGTGATACGAAAGGAGTTAAGTTTTCAAAAGACTCTATTTCATATTGCACCTCTGGATTAGTAGATAGAAATAAAGGAAATACACTTTCATATCTGCATAAAGCAATTAAAGCACTCAATCAACTTAGAATGATTGAGGACTCTCTGGTCATTTATCGTTTGAGTAGAGCACCAGAACGTCGCATTTTTTATATCGATGTTGGTAATCTACCCAAAGTAAAAGCAGAACAATATTTGCGTGATGTCATGTCTCGCTATCGTAACAAGTTGGTGTACAATGCCAATACTGGTGAGATTCGTGACGATAAAAAAATGATGTCCATGATGGAGGACTTCTGGTTGCCTCGTCGTGAAGGTGGTCGTGGTACAGAAATTACCACACTACCTGGTGGTCAGAACCTTGGTGAACTGACTGATGTTGAGTATTTTAAAAAGAAACTCTATAAAGCACTTAACGTTCCCATCTCTCGTATCGAAGGTGATGGTGGATTTAACCTTGGTCGCTCCTCCGAAATCCTAAGAGATGAACTTAAATTCAGTAAGTTTGTCGGTCGTTTAAGAAAGAGATTCTCAGCAATGTTCCTTGACATGCTGAAAACTCAATTGCTTCTGAAAAACATTGTCACTCCCGAAGATTGGGAGAGAATGTCAGAGCATATTCAATTTGATTTCCTCTATGATAATCACTTCGCTGAACTCAAAGAAGCGGAACTCATGGAAAATAGAATCAATTTGGCATCTCTTGCAGAACCTTATGTTGGCAAATACTTCTCACAAGATTTTGTCCGCCGTAAGATTGTTCGTCAAACTGACTCTGATATTCTGGAAGAGGATGCAAAGATTGAACAGGAAATCAAGGATGGAATCATCGTTGATCCCCTCGAAGCAGCAATGGCAGTTGATGGTATGCAACCAGGAATGCCACAAGAAGGTGCAGTTTCCACTGGTCCAGCATTAGGTCAAACTGTTGTTGAACCAGATACTGAGAAACAAGGTAAGACTACCGAAGCGCCCGAAGGTGGAGAAATATAAATAACTTATAGTCTTAGTATATTACTAAACAATGGACGAATTAATGGATCTTATGGTGACTGGTGATTCCCCTTCTGAGGTGTCAGATAAAATCAAAGAGATTCTGTATGCAAAAGCAGCAGAACGAGTTGAAAATTTGAAACCTAATGCGTCAGCAAGTCTCTTCGATAATGAAGAGGAAGAGGAAGAGGGTGAGGTTGAAGATCAAATTGAAACTGAATCCGAGGAGGAGTAATGGCTCACAATCCTATCGCAGATAGTGGTACTACGTTAGCAAGTGCATCTGGTGCATCGTCACAATCTAGTGCGATGGCAGTTAAAACTGATTCTTTGAGAATCACAAACAACGGCACTAGAAACGTCAACGTTGCTATTGGAACGAA